TAAAGAAGATATGAAAAAAGCTGCTGGTAAGGGTAAAGCAAAAAAACCAGATAATCCTGAAGAATATGCTAGATTAAAGAAGGAATATGATGAATGGCGTCTAAACAAGTGGAGAGGCTGGCAATCTTTACTACAAAAAAATAATTAATTATGAAAACGCAACTACTCTGTACATTCACGACTCAATTTAATCTTGACCAATCAATTATTGACATAACAAAGAATTTTAAAATCGTATTTGATAAGATTTATGTATTACAAAACGAAGATAAACCAAAAGAATTAATCTGTACTTATAATGTAAATCAAGAAGATGACATTGACTTTAATTTAGTTCAGAATACTATTTCACTACATAGAAAGAAAATAACCAATACACTTTATACGATTAATGCATTAAATGAATTAATCAAACTAATTAATAATGGCGTATTGGATACGAGTTATCAAGTGCCATGGGATTTATACAAAAACATGATACTGATTTCTAACAAAGAAGGCTTACAAAGAATACCTACACGGATATTAAAGATTATAGACTTATAAATGGCATCACCTATATATTATTTTACCAGAAGTGGTTGTGCTTGGTGTACAAGAATGCAACCATCAATAGAACACATCAACAAGACTTTGAATGATGAACAAAAAATTCAAATTCTAAATGTTGATGATAAAAAATCAAGAGTTATTTACGATACTATCCTTACGAGTAATAAATTAAGAGCAATAACTCCAATGTTATATAATTCAAACATAGGAACTTTTCTACTAGGTTATCAGGATAAACGAAATGTAGAACAATTTTTAAAAGCCAACCCCTTGAAAGAAAGAAAACCACTAAAACCCATTCCTACATTTGATATTCAAAATTCTTCAAAAAAAGACTTTGATAATTGGAAAAAAAGTGTTATATTATGGTATGGAGAAAACCAAAAAGATTTACCAAGTAATGTCATATCACAAGAAAGAATGATTGATATGGTTTATACGCAATTTATGGCATATCGAACAAAACCCTTGACTATTGAAGATAGATTAAGTAAATTAGAAGAACAATCACACGAACCACAAAATTATCGTGAAGAATGTGAGATGATGAATAAGGAATTGAAAATCCTAAAGCTACAAATAAAAAAGTTAAAAAGACTAAAATAAAGCTTGTATTTTAACAAAAAAATTCGTATATTATATGAATACGTTATACTTAAATGTTTTTAATTAAATATTTATTAATAACAATAACACTAAACATAACTATGGAGAATAAAAATGGATATTGATGCTATAAAAAGCCGTCTTAATCAGTTACAAAACACAACCTCAAACTCGTTTTGGAAACCACAACCAGGAAAATCACAAGTAAGAATTGTACCTTATACACACGATAAGAACAATCCTTTTAGTGAGTTGTTTTTTCATTACAGTTTAGTTCCTAACAAAACTGTCCTATCACCACTATCATTTGGTAGACCTGATCCAGTTCAACAATTTGCTGACAAACTTAAATCGTCTGGCAATAAAGATGAATGGATTCAAGGAAAACGAATTGAACCTAAAATGAGAACATTTGTTCCCGTTATAGTTCGTGGTGAAGAATCAGAAGGAGTTAAATTCTGGGGTTTTGGTAAAACAGTTTATCAAGAACTTTTGGGTATAATCGCAGATCCTGATTATGGTGATATTTCTGATGCTACAGTTGGTCGTGACATTGTTGTTGAACGACAAACGCCTGCTGAAGCTGGAAATCAGTATGGTAAAACTACTATCAGAGTAAAACCAAATCAAACTACGTTATCTGATGATTCTGATCAATTAGAAAAACTGTTAAATGGTCAACCCAACATTGGTGAGTTATATAAAGAACCAACCTTTGATGAGTTGAAAGAACACCTCTCAAGTTTCTTAAATCCAACGGATAATGATGACAGTTCTGGTACGCCAGAACCCGAAATGGTTACTACCAATGCATCTTCTACAGTAGAAGATGACTTTGATAAATTATTTAATTCATAATCCCGCGGGCTCGGTGGGGTGGTTTACTCCTTTCTCCGCCCCATCGTTTAATAGGAGAAACATATGTCAAACAGAGATGAGCTAGCTGAAGTATTAGCTAGCGAACTTAACAAACAATTCAAATCTCATCAAGTAGCTTATTTTCTTGATGGAAAACAAGAAACTCCAACTGATGTTACGGATTGGGTTTCTACGGGTTCTACGTTATTAGATTTAGCAATATCAAATAAACCTAACGGTGGATTTGCTGCTGGTCGAATAGCAGAAATAAATGGACTTGAAGGTAGTGGTAAATCTTTAATTGGAGCTCACGCTCTTGCCTCCACTCAAAAGAAAGGTGGTCTTGCTGTCTATATAGATACTGAGTCTGCTGTTTCAGCTGAATTCTTACAGGCAATTGGAGTAGATACTGATAATATGCTATACGTTCATCTGGAAACAGTTGAAGACATATTTGATACGATTGAAACGATTATCACGAAGATTCGCGAATCCGATAAAGATAAATTAGTCACCATATTAGTCGATAGTTTAGCTGCTGCTTCTACAAAAGTAGAGATGGATGCTGACTTTGATAAAGATGGTTGGGCTACATCAAAAGCCATAGTCTTATCAAAGGCTATGAGAAAGATTACACAACTTATTGCTCGTCAAAAAGTATGTTTAATCTTTACGAACCAATTACGTCAAAAACTCGGAGTAATGTTCGGTGATCCTTGGACTACAAGTGGTGGTAAGGCTTTACCTTTCCACGCTTCTACTCGTATTCGATTAAAGAATATGGGACAAATCAAAGATACAAAAAAGAATACTGTTGGTATTAAAATCAAAGCTCAAGTCATTAAGAATAGATTAGGTCCTCCATTACGGAGTGCTGAATTCCCACTTTTCTTTGATAAAGGTATTGATGATTTTGCTAGTTGGTTAAGTGTAATGAAAGACCACAACTTAGTTAAACAAGCTGGTGCTTGGTATACTTTAGTTGACCAAAATAATAAAGAACATAAGTTTCAATCAAAAGACTTTGGCGCTTTACTCTCAGACGTAGATACTCAGGAATATATTTATGATTCTATCTGTAAAAAGATAATTTTAAAGTATGATTCTGGTCAATTGGGCATAGATGATGTCACTACTGAAGATGAGTTTGCGAATGAGTAATAGTTATGATAAAACTTTATTAACTAAGCGATTTTATGACTACGAAGATGATATTGAAACCAATCCTACAACAAAAAAACTAAATGATCACGTTTTAGTTGTAGATGGTTTCAATACTTTCATAAGGGCATTTAGCGTTAACCCATCTTTGAATGAAGATGGTAATCACGTGGGTGGTTTGACTGGGTTTTTAAAATCTATACGATATACGATTAATAAGTTTAAGCCTACTCGTTGTATTATTGTTTTTGATGGTAAAAACTCATCCAAACCACGCCAAAAAGTATTTCCTGAATATAAGGCTGGTAGGAAAGTACGAAGTCGATTAAATAGAAATGTCGATTGGGCAACCACACCGCAAGATGAATCCGAATCAATAAAAAGACAATTAGGTAGGTTAGTTGAGTATTTAGAACACTTACCTTTGACTTTATTGGCATTAGATAATCTCGAAGCTGACGATGTTATAAGTTACATATGTACATCGACATTAAAAGAGTCGAAATGCACAATTATGTCATCCGACAAAGACTTTTATCAGTTAGTTAATGATAAAATTCAATTATACTCACCTACTAAGAAAGTAACCTACGATAGAGACTTAATAAGAAAAGAGTTTGGAGTTTATCCACAAAATGTCTTAACCTGTAGAATAGTAGATGGGGATAAATCTGATGGTATACCTGGCGTAAGGGGAATTGGAGTAAAGACATTAGTAAAAGAGTTTCCAACACTAACCGAGGATGAGCATTTTGATGCTAAGGAGTTATTGGTTTCGGCGAATAAAAAAACAACGAGAGTTTCAGAGATGTTGGTTAAAAATGAATTTATTATAAAAAGAAATTTTATTTTAATGCAACTACATGATCCAGACATTAAAAATCAAACGAAATTGAAGATTGTTGATGCAGTTAACTCCTTAGCACCTAAGTTAGTTAAGTATCAACTACAAACTCTGTTCGTAAAGGATAAATTACAAGGACATATCCCAAATTTTGATAATTGGTTAACGGAATTTAACATTTTAGATCATTATTGGAGGAATAAATGAATAAAACAAAAAGCATATCAGAATACGGATATTCCTTTCAAATTAAGTTTATAGTATGCTTGATTTCAGATAAATTATTTTTAGAGCAAATTGTAGATATATTAGATGAGAAATATACAAGTAATGATGCTTTTTGTTGGTTAATAAAGGAAATACGAGAATATTACAACGAATATAAAGATGTTATCACTATGAATGTATTTAAAATTAAAATACAAGAAATAGACTCCGATTTACTACAGGTTAACGTTAAGGATATATTAAAAGAGGTATTTAAAAATATTGAAGCAACAGACCTTGATTATATTAAAGATAAGTCATTAGATTTCCATAAATCACAAGTATTAAAGGATGCTATCATTAGGTCAGCTGAAATATTAGAACGAGACGGCGATAGTGATGAGATAAAAGGTTTAATAGATAATGCGATGCAAGCTGGCGTTGAAAGAAATTTAGGACATGATTATTTAGAAGATATTGAAGAAAGATATTCAGAAACAGCAAGAATTACATCACCAACACCGTGGGATATTATAAACGAGGTAATGCAAGGTGGATTGGGTGCTGGTGAGTTGGGAGTTGTAGTTGCTCCGGCTGGTATTGGTAAATCTTGGGTATTAAGTGCTATGGGTGCTTATGCTATATCTAAGGGGCTGAATGTAGTTCATTATACATTAGAATTAAATGAAGCATACGTAGGGTTACGATACGATAGTATTTTTACTGGCGTAGAGAGTCAAAATCTTAAATATCATAAGGACGAGGTACTGGAGAGATTAGAAAAGCTAGATGGTAATTTGACTATTAAGTATTATCCAACTAAAGCCTGTACGGTAAATACATTGTCTGCTCATTTGAAAAAAGTAACAACATTTGGAGAAAAGGTTGATATGGTATTGGTTGATTACGCTGATATTATGAAAGATGTAAATAAACATACTGAGATGAGACATGCTTTGGGTAATATCTATGAGGACTTACGTGGTTTGGCTGGTGAGATGCAAATTCCAATATGGACAGCAAGTCAAGCTAATAGAAGTGCTTTGGATGAAGATGTCATTGAAGCCAGTAAAGTTGCTGAATCCTATGCTAAAGTCATGACAGCAGATTTCGTTATATCATTGAGTCGTAAGATAGAAGATAAGATAGGAAATACAGGTAGATTTCATGTTATTAAGAATCGATTCGGTCCTGATGGATTAACTTATCCAGCAAAGATAAATACTAACATTGGTAAGATTGAAATCTTTGAATCAAGTTCAATACAAGGTAAGGGTATTCAACATAAAATTAATAATCGAGATAATCAAACGAAAGCTATATTATCTGCTCGTTATGATGATTTAATGAATGATTAATAATCCACAAGTATTAAGTGAATTTCTCGGATATGATGAAAGAGATTTGGAGTTTGAAAGCGTTACAAATTCAATAGATGTAGTGGATATAGAATATGGCATTGAAGTTATATTTGATTATTATCGTAGACATGGATTTCCACATTATCAGATTCATGAAAACGAGAAACATCAACATATGAGAAAGATTCAAAGGTTTGATGTAGATACGATATTCAAAGATAATAAAATTATTCAGACAATGCATGGATTGAGATTGGCTTGGACTTATTTTCCATATTTTTGGGAAATACAATGTGGTAATGCTAAATTAACACCAATGGAAACCTTTTTAGATGATGATAAGTTTAAATCAGTTATACGGAAATGTTGGACTTGGTGTTTAAAGCACGGTGATGGTATAAGTATTTTTCATGAAAATAGACTAAGACAATCATTGAAGATATATAGCGGAACACAAGCCGTAAGTAATTTCCGACCAACTGCTGCTAAATTAATCTATGAGAAATATGGTGGTGATGTTATTTGGGATATGAGTTGTGGTTGGGGTGGAAGGTTGATTGGATTTTTAGCAAGTTCAAGAAAGAAGTATATCGGAACAGAACCATCCAGTAGAGCATTTGAAGGATTGAAAAAGATAAAAAAAGATTTTAATTACTTGACAAAGACAGTAGAATTACATAAATTAGGTAGTGAAGTATTTGAACCAGATAAAGAGTCTCTGGACTTGTGTTTCACATCACCACCTTATTTTGATACGGAGAAATACTCAGATGAACCAACTCAAAGTTTTAAAAAGTACCCGACTGCAGATGAATGGGTAAATGGATTTTTACAAAAAACTATTGAGAATTGCTACAATGGATTAAAACCCAATAAGTATATGTTAATCAATATAGCAAACACACCGAAGTATAAATTTATTGAAGAAGAAACAGTAAGGATTTCAAAAGAATTGGGATTTAAACAAGAACAAACGATAGAATTAACTCTATCAAGCATTATGGGAGCTGGATACAAGTATGAGCCAATTTATGTCTTTGTCAAATAAAAAAATGTTATTACTTTTTTGTTATTACTTATATTTATATAGGAGAGATATAAATGGGTAGAAAAAAAATATATAAAACTGAAGCAGAAAAAAAACAGGCTAATAGATTAAAAGCCCGTAAATATTATCTCAAAAACGCTGAAAAGATAAAGAAAAAACGTATGGAGAAGTATTATGAAAAGAAATTGTCCTGAGTGTGAGAAAGAGTTGATATATAAGTTAAGAAAAGATTTATCTAACCCAAGAGAAGTTTTTGAGTTGGCAATTAAAAATAATACTTTATGTGCAATGTAAATTTATAATCATTAATGAGTAAATAAATTGGAAAAACCCATAAAACAATGGGAACAATGGATATGAAGTTAATATTTATCATAGACCCCACACCAAAGAATAGTTAACAATTAAACAGGAAAGTAAGTTATGAGTAAGAAATTTGTTTTATCGGAAAATTTTATTAACAAATACAAAAGAAAGAAAGTACCATTCGGTTTTAACGGATTAGGTGAATTAGTTTATATGAGAACCTATTCAAGAATTAAAGCAGATGGAAAAAATGAACGTTGGTGGGAAACCATTAAAAGAGTCGTAGAGGGAACTTACTCTATGCAAAAAAATCACATTGATACACATCAATTGGGGTGGAATCCGTGGCAAGCTCAAAGGTCAGCACAAGAGATGTATGACAGAATGTTTAATATGAAGTTTTTACCACCCGGCCGAGGTCTTTGGGCTATGGGAACAGCCATAACCGAAGAAAAAGGTTTGTACGCCGCCCTAAATAATTGTGCATTCGTATCAACTAAAACAATCAAAGATGACTATTCCAAACCATTTACATTTTTGATGGATGCGAGTATGTTAGGTGTGGGTGTTGGATTTGATACAAAGGGTGCGGGTGAGGTTATGATTAAATTACCCAACCCAAATAGAGGTATAGAAGAATATGTGATACCCGATACTCGTGAAGGTTGGGTGGAATCATTAAAGTTATTGTTAGAGAGTTATTTTCATGCTTCTGCCGAAGTTCAATTTGATTACACATTAATTAGACCAGAGGGGGCCGTAATCAAAGGTTTTGGTGGAGTCTCAAGTGGCCACGAACCACTAAAAGAAATACATGAAGAAATAAGAAAAGTATTAAATATAAATGTAGGAGAACCAATCACCATAACAACTATTGTAGATATAATGAACCTTATTGGTAAATGTGTCGTGGCGGGGAACGTAAGACGAACAGCAGAGATTGTGTTCGGTGATCCAGACGATGAAGAATATTTAGACTTAAAGAATTATAAAGTTAACCCACATAGAGAACAATATGGATGGACAAGTAATAATAGTATATTTGCCGAGTTGGGTATGGATTATACTGATGTATGTAAACGAATCGTGGATAATGGTGAGCCTGGTTTTGCTTGGTTAGAAAATATGAGAAAGTATTCTCGTATGAAGAATGGTGGGGATAATAAAGACCATAGAGTTATGGGTGGTAATCCATGTCTGGAACAATCATTAGAATCATATGAGCTATGTTGCCTCGTAGAAACATTTCCAGCCAACCATGATTCATTAGAAGATTATCAACGAACATTAAAATACGCTTATCTGTATGCCAAGACCGTAACATTAGGTAGAACACATTGGCCTGAAACCAATAGAGTTATGCTGAGAAATAGACGGATTGGATGTAGTGTAAGTGGTGTTGCTCAGTTTATTACTAAAAATGGAATGGAAGAATTAAGAACTTGGTTGGAGACGGGATATGATACAATACAAGAATGGGATAACCAATATAGTGATTGGTTTGCTGTTCCAAAGTCAATTAAAACAACATCAGTTAAACCAAGTGGTACAGTTTCATTATTGGTTGGTGCTACTCCAGGAATGCATTATCCAGAATCAAGATTTTATATAAGAAGAATGAGATTATCAAAACAGTCAGAACTATTAGAACCATTGAAGAAAGCTAACTACCCATTAGAACCTGCATTCGGTGCGGAAGATACAACTATGGTTGTAGAGGTTCCAGTTGATGTCGGTGAGGGTATTAGAACGGTTGGTGAATTATCAATATGGGAACAATTCAGTTTAGCAGCTTTTCTACAAAGACATTGGGCAGACAACCAAGTTAGTTGTACTGCTACATTCGATCCTAAAACAGAAGCTGACCAACTACCACATGTACTTAATTACTTTCAGTATAAATTAAAGGGTATATCGTTATTACCACGGCATGAATTAGGTGCTTACAAACAAATGCCTTATGAAGCTATTACCGAAGAAGAGTATGATAAGATGGTGGGTAAGTTAGGTAAGTTATCTTTCGGTGTAATCAAAAATGAAGAAGCAGAAATAGATAAATTTTGTAATTCTGATACCTGTGAAATTATTCCTATAGCCGGCGACAACGATGACCAGGAGTATTCAAATTAAAATACAAAGACTTACAGGCAGCTGGCACACCTGTAGAAAAATGTGCCTTAATGTACTAACTAACAGGAGATTATGAATGAAAACATGTAATCTAATAACTTTATTGTTAACGATGTTCCTACCGATTTTCCTTTTCGGACAATCAATTTCAGGAATCGTTGATAATGGAGATACACCTTTGGCTGGAGCAAATGTTGTAGTAGAGGGAACTGATTTGGGAGCTGTATCTTCGGATGACGGTTCTTATCGTGTCGAAGTGGCACCAGGGACTTATACTATAACAACTTCATTCATTGGACACACACCAGCTTCGGAGGAAGTTGTTGTGGGCGAAGAAAATGTAGGTGTTAATTTCACATTGGTGATTGATGTACTTGCTATGTCAGCATTAGAAGTTTTGGCTTCCCGTGCTGATGAAACAACACCTGTAGCTTACACTACGATAAATAAAGCAGAAATGGAAGTTCGTCTTGGTAGTCAAGACATTCCAATGATTCTTAATACTACGCCAAGTGTATATGCTACTCAACAAGGTGGTGGTGCGGGTGATGCTCGTATCAATGTTCGTGGGTTTAACCAGCGAAATGTAGCCGTTATGATAAATGGTGTTCCTCAGAATGATATGGAGAACGGATGGGTTTATTGGTCTAATTGGGATGGAGTAGGAGATGCTACGAAATCAATTCAGATGCAACGAGGTCTATCAGCTGTAAATCTAGCTACACCATCAATTGGTGGAACTATGAACATCATTACCGATCCCGCTCAACACGAGAAGGGTGGTAAAGTTAAACAAGAAGTAGGTGAAGGTGGATTCCTTAAATCTACTTTGAATTATAACTCTGGTCTAATCAATGATAAACTAGCACTTAGTGGAACTATTGTTCGTAAGACTGGTGATGGATTTATTGATGGGACTTGGACAGATGCTTGGGCTTACTACTTCGGTGGTTCTTATGCCGTAAGTGATGACCAACGATTTGAGTTGTATGCGGTTGGAGCTCCACAAAGACACGGACAGAACTTATATAAGCAAAATATTGCTACTTACTCTCAAGAGTTGGCTGGTGATATTGATGGTTATGATGCTGAAGCCTTTGCTGTTGGTGAGAAGTTCGAACATGAACCAGGTAGGTTGTTCAATCAAAATGTTGCACCCATTGACGCTTCATACAAAGGCCAGCAGTATTGGTATATGTATGGTGCTAAAACAACCGATAGGTATAGTTCTGATTTCTTAAATGAAAGAGAGAACTTTTTCCATAAACCATTAGTTAACCTAAACCATTTCTTAACTATAAATGACAAGACTCGTTTGAGTACTGTTGCTTATTGGAGTGGTGGTTCAGGTGGTGGAACTGGAACTTATGGTAGTGTATCAAGACAACCCGCAGTTGAAGGAAGTGCTTGGTATGCAAGTTCTCCTTGGACTTGGGATTGGAATGCTGAGATAGCTCAGAACTCTGCTAATGTAGATTCTTCTTTCTCTGATACTGAAAACCGTTCAACTGGTATTCTTCGTAATTCAATCAATCGTCAAAACACTTATGGTTTGATTTCTAAATTAAACTATGATGTATCAGATGAACTTGAAGTTCAAGTTGGTATTGATTGGCGAACTGCTGGTATAGAACACGCACGTGAAGTTCGTGATTTATTAGGTGGTGATTACTATGTTGATTACGCCGATAAAAATGCTACTGATGGGAAGAAAGTTATGTTAGGTGATATTATCGCTTATCATAATGAAACAACCGTAGATTGGATTGGTGGATTTTTACAAGGTAAATATTCTACTGACAAATTCAACCTTTATGGAATGGGTGGAGTATCCGCAATAGGATATTCTTATCTTGACCATTTTGCTGTTGATGCTTCTAAAGTTTCGGCTGATGCTATTACAACTTTCCAAGTGAAAGGTGGTGGTGTTTATAACCTTGATGATAGAATGTCTGCATTTATTAATGGTGGGTATGTTGAGAAGCCACCCATCTTAGATAATGTAATCAAATTTGATGGTACAGTTGCTACCAACCCAATCAATGAGAAATTTACAAGTTTCGAAATTGGTGGAAAGTATGCAAGTGGTAATGTTGATCTTAAATTGAGTTCATATAATACTCAATGGAAAGATAGAAACCTTACCAAATCTGTTGAAACAGGTGCTGGAGATTCAGGTGATACAGATGTCATTTATCTAACTGGTGTAAATCAAAGTCATACTGGTTTTGAAGTAGAGTCTAAAATTGCTCTTCACGAAATGGTTGACTTGAATTTAGTATTCAGTAAAGGTACTTGGCAGTTCGATGGTGATGCCAAAGGTGATTATCAAGAGATGGAGTATAATGACGACAACCAAGTTGTCGGTCAAACTACAACTCAGTATGAGTACGCTCTTGATGGTCTAATGGTCGGTGACCAACCACAAACAGCTTATGTTGGTGGTTTAACACTTAAACCATTGGAAGGACTTAGCATACAGGGTTTGTATAAAATGTATGATGATAATTACGCTGATTGGTCTCCCGATTCTCGTGAAGTCGATGAAGATGGTGCCGATGAAACTCAAGTTTGGAAAGCTCCTGGCTATTCAAAACTTGACTTACATATAGCATACAAACTACCAGAAATTGGTGGTTATGATATGACGCTTAGTGCTCATATCTTTAATGCTCTTGATGGTGTTTATGTTCAAGACGCAGTTGACAATAGTCAGTACAATGGGTATGGTGATAAACTTCACTTAGCTCATAACGCTGAAGTATTCTTGGGAACACCAAGATACTACAATGTAGGACTATCTGTTAATTTTTAAATAGTAAAGTGCGGGGGCTTGAAATATAGCCCCCGTTTTACTAAAAAAACCCTTGACTTGTATAGGGTTTTTGTTGTATATTGAGGTATCGGAAATAAGGGAGTTAGTTATTTATCAAAATTTGTGGTGTGAAAAGAGAGGTGGTAATCAAGTAGAAGTTCATCTATGGGATGATGTTGCTGGTTATCAAAATTTTATATTTAAGAATTACGCTTACGTAAAAGACGGAAGTGGTCAATATCGTTCTATTTACGGAGATAAGTTAAAGAAAGTAACGTATTGGACAGAAGAAGATTTTAAAACAGGCAAAGTATTCGAATCGGATATACCATTAGATACGAGAGTACTTTTAGATAGATATTCAGATTCAGACGAACCATCTAAAAATCACAGAGAACTATTCTTTGACATTGAAGTAGAAGTCACGGATGGTTTCCCTGAACCAGCAAAAGCTAGTAATAAAATCACATCAGTAGCATTTTATACTAAACATAATGGAGAGTATTCAGTTTATGTTTTAGGTGAAGGTAAAGGTAATATTAAGGATGGGGTTGATATTCAATTCTTCAAGACCGAGATAGAGTTATTAAAAGCTATTTTACAATATTGGATGAATGTTAAACCGACTATAATTACTGGTTGGAACATAAATGGGTTTGATGTACCTTATTTATATAATAGAATATCTAAAGTCTTGGGTGAGGAGTTTGCCAATGCCCTTTCACCGATTCAAATCGTAAAGTATAACCCAAACAAAAAGATGTATCGAATTGCTGGTGTTAGTGCTTTGGATTATATGGATTTATATAAAAAGTTCACCTTTACTCAGCAATCAAGTTATAGATTAGACCATATAGGAACTATTGAGGTTGGAATTGGTAAGGTTGAGTATGAAGGCACATTAGATGATTTATACAGAGATGATATTGATAAGTTTATTGAATATAACTTGAATGACGTTAAGATTGTTAAGGCTCTTGATGATAAATTAAAATTAATTGATTTAGCAAAGGGTGTATGTCATTTAGGTAGGATACCTTATGAAGAGGTTTACTTTAGTTCTCGTTATATTGAAGGTGCGATGTTAGTTTATTTAAAAAGTTTAAATTTAGTCGCTCCGAGTAAAGCCTACGATGTTAGTTATGATGGTTCGGATGGTAGGTTTAGTGGTGCTTACGTAAAGAGTCCTGAACCTGGTTGTTATGATTGGGTATTTGATTTGGATTTAACTTCTATGTATCCAAGTATCATTATGAGTTTGAATATGTCTCCCGAAACCAAGATAGGTAAGATTAACGGTTGGGATGCGGAAGAGTTTATTAAAGGAGTCACAAAGACATATTCCGTAGAAAAGAACGGTAAGATAATTAGACGATTCAGTAATGGTGAGTTGAAAGATTTCTTCAATAAAAATAATGTCTCAATATCTTCCAACGGAGTTATATATGATTTAACCAAGAAAGGTGTTATACCAGCTATCTTGGAAAAGTGGTTTGATGAAAGAGTTGAATATAGAGCATTGTCTAAAAAATATGGTAAAGCGGGTGATGAAGAATTAAGTAGTCATTTCAATAGAAGACAGCACGTTCAAAAGATTTTACTTAACAGTTTATATGGTGTCTTGGGGTTATCGGTATTTAGGTTTTATGATATAGATAATGCCGAGGGTACAACGACTACTGGAGTGAAGTTAATTCAGTTCACGGAGAAAGTTACCAATAACTACTATAATAAGATATTGAAAACCGATAAAGACTATTGTATCTACACGGATACGGATTCAGTATTCTATAGTGCTTTACCATTAGTTAAGGATAGATTCCCAAATGCTGATGTTAAAGATGAGAAGTTTATGACAGAACAAATTCTTGATATTGCTTCAGAGGTTCAAATATATATTAACAAATCATATGATTACTTTGCTAAAAACTTCTTAAACATACATGAAGGACATAGGTTTGAGATTAAACAAGAAATGATTGCTAAGGCTGCTTTTTGGGTTACTAAAAAACGATATGGTCAATGGATTATTAATGATGGTGGTACTCCATGTGAGAAGCTAGATGTTAAGGGATTAGATATTGTCCGTAGTTCATTCCCACCAGCATTTCGTGATTTCATGACTAAGGTATTGAAAGCTATTCTTTTTAAAGTTCCAAAAGAAAGAATTGATGAATTCATTTTAGAATTTAAAAAGGGTCTAAACGACCATGATATTACAAACATATCTTTACCGAGTGGTGTCAAGGGTATAAAGAAATACACGAAGAAAAAGACAAAACATGGTTTTGGTAGTAAGACTATGTTTACCGAGATGGAAAAGGGTGCACCAGTCCACGTTAAGGCATCAGTTATCTATAATGACTTGTTAAAACATTTTAAAGTCAATAATCACGAGCAGATTAGAAATAGTAGTAAAATTAGATGGGTTTATCTGAAAGACAATCCATTTAATATCGATGCTATCGCTTACAAGGGTTATGATGATCCTAAAGAGATTATGGATTTCGTAGCTCAATATATAGATAGGGATAAGTTATTTGATAAAGCCCTAAAGAAGAAAATAGAGTTGTTCTATGAGAGTATGAAATGGGATATGCCCATTGATAAAAAAACTTCAATTGAAAGGTTTTTTTAACTTGACTTTAATGAAAAAAATTCGTATATTAACACACAATAGGAGTCGTAATAATGAATAAAATAACATTGGATACATTTATCCAAAAATACAATCTTGGTGGAAGTATAAATTCCGTCAAGTGGGAATCAACTGGAGATACATTATCCACTCGATTCATTTCACCAGACAAAAGTCTATTAGGTGAATTAACTTTGTCAAAACAAACTTTACCTGAGTTTGAAGTTGGTGTTTATGATACACCATTATTGTCAAAAATGATAGGTACTTTAGCCGACAAGGTTGATTTCAGTTTAACTGAAGTTGATAATATGCCAGTTGCCTTTAAGTTATCGGATTCGATAATGAAAGCTGATTATGTATTGGCGGCCATTGGTGTCATACCAGATGTACCTGAATTAAAGAACATACCTGAGTTTAATACGATTGTGAATATTGATAGTCAGTTTATCAATTCATTCATTCGAGGTAAAGGTGCTTTAGGTGATGTTGATACATTTGCTATTAATCCAGTAGATGGTGGAGTTGAGTTTGTAATTGGATATAGCGATATTAATTCAAATCGTATTAGTATTAAGGCAAAAAGTGATGCTGTTAATATGACGGATTCGATTGTCTTTAATGCTAATCTTTTTAAAGAACTTTTAAATGCTAATAAAGAGTGTTCCAAAGCAACACTTCAGATTAGTGATAAAGGTTTGGCTCACATCGAGTTTAATGTTGATGACTTCAATGTTAAATATTGGTTAGTTTCACAGCAGGTTTAATATGGAATCACATGGATTATTTGTAGAAAAATACCGGCCGAAAGATTTATCAACATATGTTGGTAATGACCATCTTAAATCAAAAGTAGAGAGGTTTATAACTGATGGAAATGTCCCACATTTACTTTTATATGGTAGAGCTGGCGGTGGAAAAACCACACTTGCTAAGATTATTGTTAATCACGTTGAGTGTGATTATTTATATATTAATGCGTCGGATGAAAGAAACATAGATTTGGTTCGAGACAAATTGAAGACATTTGCTTCTTCAATTGGTTTCAAGCCAATGAAAATAGTTATTCTTGATGAAGCCGATTACTTAAATGTAAATTCTGCTCAACCTGCTCTACGTAATCTAATGGAAACCTTTTCTGCTCATTGTAGGTTTATCTTAACCTGTAATTATGTAGAAAAGATTATTGATCCCATACAGAGTCGCTGTCAAAGCTACAAAATAGTACCACCAAGTAAAAAAGATGTTGCTCTACATGCTAAGACTATCTTGGAGAAAGAGAACATATCTTTTGACTTGGATGATTTGGCACTCGTTGTAACTGCTGGTTATCCTGATTTACGAAGGGTAATCAATGAATTACAACGAATGTCAATAGATGGTAAGTTGAAGATTGACAAAGATGGAATGTTACATAATGAGTTTAAACTTCAGTTTTTGGAGATGATTCAAAATAATTCTGATATTCGGTCAATTCGTAAATTGATTGCTGATAGTGGTTTTAGTGACTACACGGAATTGTTTAGGTTTCTTTATGATGAAGTTGAAAACATAACAAGTGATAAGATACCCGATGTTATTGTTGAAATATCAAAGGGAGCTTATCAAGATGTGATGTGTGTGGATAAAGAGATTAACTTTATTGCAACCATGTCAAGCATATTAGGAAAATTACAATGAGTACAAAACCAATGAAACCACTACCAAAACAAGAAGTCCAGGTAGACTTACAGGATGCAGAAACAATGACTTGTCTAGAATGCAATAATAAGATTTTCATTCAAGGGTATGTCATAAAGAAAATATCAGCTATTATGTCACCAACGGGTAAAGAAGTCATAGCTCCAATTCAAGTGTTTAATTGTGGAAACTGTGGTGAGATATTACCGTTAAATGAGATAAATGAACTTATTTAGTTGGATTAATGAACTATTTGTCGGTAAACGAGATTGGGATTCTTTTTCGGATGCCGACAAAAAGAAGTTTAGTCCATTTATGGTAAATCGTTATTTGAGCATGGGTGATGAGTTTTTACCTTTCGTAAATCACTTTCAAACATATACGATAGAAGTTATGCCACATAAAGCCGTGTATCAATTCTATTGTAATTTACTACCAAAGAAAAAGACTTACTTAAAGTATTTGAGTGGTAAGAAAGAAAAGACAAATGATTTAGTTGTTCCTTTCATTATGACTTACTTTGAAGTAAGTAAACATCAGGCTGCTGAATACTATGATTTGATGTCAAAAGAAGAATTGATATTGTTAGTAAAAAAATATGGAAAATCCGATAAAGAAATAAAGAAGATGAAAATTAGATGAGTAAGCTATGGATGGCATTAGGAATATCATTGATAGGTCATATATGGGCTTGGTTTCATATGCAAGGTCAATTTAAATATGAATGGGCTAAGTCTTTATGGTGGGTTGTATTTGGTGGTATACCGATTAGTATTGCTTTTTGGTATGGGACAAAATGGTATTATGAATATTTTCAAAATTATTGGTATGTTAGGCCCATTGGATTTGGAATGGCTACAATAGTATTTACCGTATTGACTTATTTGATTTTACACGAAGTACCTGACACGAGAACAATAATAAGTTTGGTTTTATCAGTTGTTATTATTGTTATACAATTATCACATTTAATAATAAAATAGAGGAAGTTATGGTTATTACAGAAAAAGAAGCAAATTCTAGTTCAATGAGTAACAGTAGTGATATTGTAACAATGATGGAACAAGAATGGCCAGAGATGACCGAAGAATTTAAAAGATTACAACGAGAACAATATGAATTGTTCTGTCACAAGCAACATGATTACGGCCCAGGGAATATTTCAGTTGGGACACAATTACAAACAGAAGAAGATATAAAACTATCTCTTACAGGATTGTTCTTCAGAATTAATGACAAAATCCAAAGAGTAAAGACCTTGTTGATTGGTGGAAGAGTTAATGCCGTAGAGGGTGAACCATTAGAAGATGCCTTTTTGGATATGTCCAACTATGGTATAATGGCAACAATCGTAAAAAATGGAAAGTGGGGTAAATGATGGAAAGACATTGGGGAGAAAGAAAAGAATCAGCTAATACGACAAATGGTGACAATAACGAAAAACATATATCAGTACAGGATAATAAGATTTATTTTTATTCTGGCGTAAATAGAAACTCTTGTGTTGAGTTAAATAAAAAAATTGGAGAAATGGAAAGTAAAAGCTTGACTTTATCAAAAACTCTTGGTATATTACCACCACCGATAAAGTTATTTATCAATTCAGGTGGGGGTTCAATCGTAACTGGTATCGCATCTATGGATACGATAATAAGAACAGAAGTTCCAGTTCACACTTACGTTGATGGATTTTCTGCTAGTTCTGCTACTTTTTTAACTGTTGTTGGTGATAAAAGATTTATGAGTAGAAATTCTTATATGTTGATTCATCAGTTAAGTAGTAACTTTTGGGGAACATATTCTAACTTTGAGGATGAGAAAAAAAACTTAGATTTAATGATGAAAACAATAAAAGACGTTTATAAACAATACACTAAACTACCAATGAAAAAACTTGATGAAATATTAAAACGTGATTTATTGTGGGATGCTCAGACTTGTTTGGATTATGGTATGATTGACGAGATAGTATAATGGGACACGTATCACATAGTCAGTTTGTAAGTTATAACGAATGTAACCTTAAATGGAAACTTCGTTATATAGATAAGTTAGGAACATTTACAGGTAATATTCATACATTGTTCGGATCAGCTTGCCACACCGTCATACAAGAATATCTCACGGTTATGTATGGCACTTCTATTATAGCTGCTGATAAACTTAATATGGAGTCTCGATTAAAAGAAGAGATGATGAGTGAGTTTACAAAGATAAAAGAAAACCAAGAAACCTTACCTTGTAGTCAAGATGATATGATTGAGTTTTACCAAGATGGTTTGGCTATACTTGATCACTTTAGAAAACATCGTGGTAAGTATTTTATGAAAAAGAACTACGAGTTAGTTGGTATTGAGTTGCCTATAACTATGGAACTACAAGAGAACGTAGAGTTAAAAAGTTTTCTTGATGTAGTGATACGAAATAAGATATCAGGTAGAATAACCATCATTGATTTAAAAACATCAACTAGAAGTTGGACAAATTATCATAAGAAGAACTTTTACAAGAAAGCTCAATTATTAATATATAAACAATTCTATTCAGAGAAATTCAATGTACCGTTGGATAAGATAACAGTAGAGTTCTTGATATTAAAAAGAAAGATAGCAAAACAAAGTGATTTTCCAATCAGTAGGTTACAGAGGTTTGAACCGTCTAATGGTAAAGTTAGTGTCAATAAGACCATGAAAGCATTCACAGAATTTCGTGAAGCTATCTATGATGAAGAAGGAAACCACAAAATAGACAGAGATTATAATGCTTCTCCTGGTAGTGCTTGTAAGTTCTGTGAGTTTGTAAAAACGGAGCATTGTAAATGGGGAAAGATACTTTAAGAGTAGGGATAGTCGGTAGTAGAAAATATGAAAACCGAAGAAAGATTAAGGAATTTATATTTAAATTAAAAACCGAGAAAGGACCAGATACTATTATAGTTAGTGGTGGGTGTAAAACAGGCGCTGATTATTACGCTAAAAAATATGCTTTAGAATTGGGAATGCAGTATCAAGAGTTTCCACCACAACATGAAAATTGGAATTTATATTGCCCAAAGAATCAAAAGGATTATGGTAGACCATATAGTGTGAAAAACTTTTTTGCTCGTAATAAAATAATTGCTATCTATTCAGAATATGTCGTGGCATTCATACCAAGAGGAGTTGAATCAAAGGGTTCTATGTCTACGATAAATTATGCTAATAAATTTGGAAAAAAAACACTCGTTATCGATTGAAGTTTTATATTTATGTATATACAAAAGTGGTAAGGTTATGAAGCATGAAACAAAATTAACATCCGTTAAAATAATAAAAACACTATACGAGCAATTTAAATTCAAAACTGTTAATTCTTCAATGAATTTACAGAAATTAGTCAATAGATCAGTTCATCAATATTTAAATAATGTTGTAGTTAAAGAACAAATAGAAAACTATGATAAACTATATGCAAGTGGGAGTCGATTTTAATGAATTATCGAGAAGATTTAATTAAAGTTAGTGAGTTGTATTTTAATGCTCAAATTCAAAAACATAAAATTAATGTGGAAAATTTACTTGAAAATCAAGTAGGGGTAGCAGAACATCCAGATATAGTAGAGACTATTGAAAAGGAATTACAAGTTATTGCTAACTATGATGAAAAATTAAATGTATTGCAAAAATACTTTAAAGGTAATACAGGATCTAAAGAGGTTTTAAATGGCTAAAAAGAAAATTCTATTAATGTCCGATGATTTACGGATGCATAGTGGTGTCGCTACCGTGTCTAAAGATATAGTTATGGAAACACTAAATGAATATGATTGGGTTCAAATGGGTGGAGCAATCAAACATCCTGAGTCAGGTAAGATTGTTGATATGTCTGAAGGTCTTGACGAGTTTGGGATTAAAGATGGGTATTTGAAAATTTATCCCGTTGATGGTTATGGAAATGAAGATTTATTACGAGAAGTACTTGCAGTAGAGAAACCCGATGCTATTCTTCACTATACGGATCCACGTTTTTGGATTTGGTTCTATAATATGGAAGCTGAAATAAGACGTAATATTCCAATTTTCTATTATAACATTTGGGATGATTTACCAGATCCACAATACAATACAAATTATTACAAAAGTAGTGATTTATTAATGGGGATATCAAAACAAACTTATGGTATTAATAATCGTTTATTACCTGAATATGAGGATTGGCAAACTACATTTGTACCACACGGTATATCGCCACGGAGATTTTACAAAGTTCAAGATGATGATGTCAAATTAATGGATTTTGATGAAAAGTTTGGCATATTGGATAAGAAATATAAAATACTCTACAGCAATAGAAATATTCGTAGGAAACAACCAAATGATGTATTATTGGCTTATAAATACTTTATGGATGGATTAACTCCAGAACAACGAGATGAATGTGTATTGATATTTCATTGTGCTCCAGTAGATGATAATGGAACTGATTTACCAAGAGTTCATAAGCATTTGTGTCCCGATTATGATATATGTTTTACTTATGATAAAAGTGGACCATTTAGTGACGAAGCGATGAATTTATTATTTAATACATCTGATGTTTATGTTAATTTAGCATCCAATGAAGGATTTGGATTAGGTAGTGCCGAAGCCCTTACGGTAGGG